GGAATCCCTAGTACCTTACCAACATGACAACTAAGCAGCAGGAACACGTTGCAAAGAGCGCAGGCCCTCCTAAGAACGAGGATCGTTTTACATTGGTTCTTACCACCCATTTCTTGGAATGGGATACCGGCGCAACCACGGATGTCCGGTGGGCGTATGATCGTCTTAGCCCGACTGGTACCGGTACTTGTTTTCAGACTCAGCTACGGTCCAATCCCGGTAAAAAGCAGAAAGTCACGTTACCCGAAGACGACTGCTCCAAGTTCGAGATCATATTAGGCCATAAGCTGCCTCAGCTAAGCGGAGACGATCCGCTGATGCAAGAGCAGCAAAAGCTGAACGTCATAGAAATCTGGGACGAGGAAAAGCAGATAGGATCTATCGCTCCTGATAGAATGATGTTCGGCCAATTCAAAGGGCCATTGTATTTTGTATCTACCCGAACAACAGCAATTCTTTCTGTAACGGCATTCCCAGTCTAAATGGATAATAAGCACTACGTTCTAACCAAGTCGGATGTACAGAAGCTCGGCAACCTATTACGGGACGACCGAAACGCTCCTCCTCCGGCTATGATTCCTCGTAGTGAGCCGCAATATAACAAGGCCCCAGATGCTTACTGGGCGTTGCCTCCGTGCGAAACCGGGCTTCCCGCTGCCGTGCGAAACGCTGATGGCAGCATCTCCCCTGGTGTGGCTAATTGCTGTTTGTACAAATACGACGAAGATGCTAACCGTCTAGTTCCCCTGCTAGATGCGGTCGGAATCCCGTTTCGCGCGGTTATCCGAAATAGCTATCTACGAAGCACCAACGACTTTGTTCAAGTTTACCGGCACAAAGACGGTACATGGACAAACGAACGACCCGATCTTGTAGTCCAAACCTCTACGACTACGACTACCACAACCGCAAATCCAAGTGCAGGCATTGTAAACCCTATTTGCAGGGGTAGTTGTTTGTGGGTGGCTGCTCCTGTTACCGGTGGAGTGGGTTGGAAAGATCCCATTGGCGGTTGTTCCAATACAACTACTACCACAACCACGGCTGCACCAACTACGACGACATCGACTACAGCAGCACCCGCAACGACTACAACCACGACTACACAGGCCCCGTGTGAAAAACAACCTCCTTGCCGCCTTCGCTGCGTTGCCGGTGTAACAACCACCGTAGGCCCAGGTACAACCACTTCGTGGCCGCCACCGCCAAGCACAGGCTATGTCTACCAAGTAATTAGCGGTGCATGTAATTCGCCTTGTAATTGTTACGGCGCAGGCGATCCTTGCTTCCTGCTAAACGGTGAAATTGATTCCCGCTGCGTCTATGTTACGCCTACCACCACAGCATCGCCGACAACGACCACGACTTCTGGGCCATTGACTAGCCTTCAAGCATGTACGCTAGCAAACACTGCTTTGAGTACCCCTGCGCCGGGAACATACCGAGCAGCCACTATTAAGAGCTTTTCTAACGCTTGGACTGTTTGCCAAGACTGCCCAGCAGGTCAAATGCCTTTATTTCCGTTAGGATCAAAAGAAGCATCCGACCCTGCACCGGATAAGCAGTTTGTAGTGCATGATTCGCCTTGTGCTTTAGATCCTTGCAGCTTGAATACGCAGTTGTACCCAGAGGGTAGGGCCGTCTATCGTGCGCTTACACTTGCGGACCAACAATGGTACTGGAATAGCTTGCCAGGATCGAGCGATGTCATCTATTCGGATGCCGACAAATACTTAGCTAATTGGCGAATCTGTCAACAGTGTCCAAGCGGCCTGCGGCCTGCTTTGCCTCCTAGTGCCTGGATCAACAAAAACGGGTCTGGCAACCCAGAGCTTCGCGGCGATGGAATGTTTTATTATGAAACTACTTGTGTTGCTGGACCGGATTGCAATTCTTGCAAACTAGCTGCATCAGGCGCATTTCTTCCAGAGTCCACAACAACCACCGTAAACCCATCGCAGACCACCCCAGCGCCGACAACGACAATAGCTCCTTGCGGGTGCGTTCCTCCGTCATATTGCCCAACAGTATCCGGTGAGTGCGTTCGTACCGAATGTGTTCCTGGGGGCGCAGGTGCGGCAGGCAAGCCTGCTTGCCCGACAACAACTACCGGACCAAATCAATGTTTTGACGGTAGAAAAGTTTGCATCTGCGGATCAACTACAACCACTACGACCACAACTACTACGCGATTCCCAGTCACCACTACACCGATTGGTGGTTGCGGAAATTGTAGCTGGCTGGCAGCTAGAAATGCCCTGTCTGAGACGATTCAATGGGTGCAGACAGCGGGGTGTATTTGCGGAGGCTGTAGCTACCCAGGAACCAGCCCCACCTCTTGCGGACAGACTACTACTACGGCTTGCACTACGGCTGCTCCGACGACAACGACAACCGCAGCGCCAGGGTCCGGTGTTGGTTGTACATGCGCCGGTACTTGTATTTATGTTGCCACGGCTTCGTGGTCAGGGATAACTGGGCAACCGGTAACATACTCTTGGCGTCTGTCATTGACTAGCACCTGCGCTTGCGGTGGATGGGGTTGCGGTTGTCCATGCCCGTCAGATCCACCTACATCGGCTTGCGATATTGTTGAGACTTTTTGTGGTGGGATTATAGGGCCTATTGGAATCAATGGGCCTTATAATATGTGTAATGGTGGAAATCCGCCCTATGTCGAATGTGCATGCTGCACAACCCAGGCTTGTGACAAATACTGTACATTCAAAGGCAATGGAACAGGCGGCTGGACAAAGATCGACGATCCTTGTCCAACCACCTGCCCGTGCCCAGCATACCCGCCATCTAACAGTCAGTCAGATTGCGACATGCGGCGTTATAAGTGCGGCTCGGTCACTCCGACCACGACATCGACATCGCCACCAAGTACTACCACCACTACGCCAGCACCAGGAGCATGCTGTCTATCCGGTGCTTGCAATACCCTATCCTATACCGCCTGCATCAACGCTGGCGGGGCATGGCAGGGTGCCGGTGTTTCTTGTGTCAGCGTCACCTGCACTACGACTACAACAACTACAGAAGGCCCAGGGGCTTGTTGTGTCGGCAGTGCCAATGGCATACCTCCTGGCCCAGGAACTATATGTATTTCGGCATATAGATCCTATTGCCAACAGGTGTCCGGCATATTCTTTGCCAATACAAGCTGCGCCTCGAATCCTTGTGCAGTTGCCACCACAACCGCCTCGCCTGTAGGAAGATGCTGCTGGTCGTACAATAATGGGGCGGATTACTTCTGTGCTGATAACCAAAATTCTAATTTTTGTAACGCTGCTGCTTTGGGGACTTCTGATTTTAGTTGGGCTGTTGGTAGCACTTGTGCCAATAATCCATGCCCAGGCACAACCACGACAACCACGACAACCACGACAACCACGACAACCACGACAACGGCCACGCCTACTGGCGCATGCTGCGTGGCAGGGTCTTGCAGCATCCAGACGCAAGCCAATTGCCTAAGCGCTGGCGGTACATGGAATGGCGCGGGCACAAACTGCGTAGGGGTGATGTGCCCGGAAGTGTAGTTGTGGACTGATGGGTCAGTAAATGTACAATAAAAGTAGGTTTGCGGCGCAGCGCCGCCCTACTAAGCAGCGGGAACAGGAATCTATAAATGAGCAAGTACGAACTGACGGTTGCGATGGCAGCCTACGACGATTTCAACGGCGTTTTCTTTTCGAGCCAAGCATTGCGCATGTACCAAGACATGCGAAATGTCGAAATTGTCATTCTTGACAACAATCCCGACTCAGCAGAAGGCCAAGCCACCAAGTCGTATGTCGAATCCGTCCAGCACAACGAAGCGATTCGGTACGTCCCGTTCAAAGGCAGCATCGGAACTACCCAGACTCGGGAACATCTTTTCCAGCTAGCCGAAGGCGATGCAGTCTTAGTTATGGACTGCCATGTTTTGTTACAGGCTAATGCGATTCACAACCTAAAGAAGTTCTACCGCGAAGCCTCGGAACAACAGCGAAAAGACCTGTACACCGGTCCATTGCTTATGGACGGCTTGAACTTTGTGATGACCCACTTTGAATGCGAATGGCGCGATCAAATGTGGGGTGTGTGGGCCACGGCTTGGAAGCACCCTGATGGCACAGCCGTCCTATGCCGCCCAACCGAGAACAACAAAGTCAAAATGCGACCACTGATGACAGATGGCCCCTGGGTTGACATTGATGTTCCTTGGCCCGGACACGAACAGCAACTATTGTCCAAGGGCTATAAAGTCATGGGCATGGACAGCACTGATGCCCCATTCGAGATCCCGGCACAGGGACTCGGCCTGTTCAGCAGTACCAAAGAACATTGGCTCGGGTTCAATCCGAACTTCAAAGCATTCGGCGGTGAGGAGTGCTACATCCATGAAAAGTATCGTCAGCACGGTCGAAAGGCTATGTGCTTGCCGTTCCTGAAATGGAATCACCGATTCGGGCGGCCCGGCGGGCCTAAGTATCCGCTGACGCTCGAAGGCAAGATTCGTAATTATATCCTTGGATTCGACGAGCTTGGCTTTGACCGTGAACCGGTACGAAAGCATTTTGTCGATGAAGTAGGCGTTGCTCAGCTTAAATACGATGCCATCGCGGCAAACCCCATTGGATTCGATCCGATGCCAATGCCAAATCTGCCGGTAAACGTGCCGGACGTACAGGCAAAGAGCAATCTAGGTTTGCCACTGCCTGTTGTGGCAGATAGTTTCTCGGACGTCATTGAATTTATCGTAAAGACTCCGAGAGACTTGGATCAGCATGTCAATGCCTTCATGCAGTGGACGCTAGGCTGCGATAGCGCGGTTGAAGTCACCAAGCGGCGAGAATCTACAGCCTTTTTGCTGGGCGCTATGGGGCGTAAAGTTTGCGGCGGGAAATGCCAGAAAGAGTCGTGTGACAAACAAAGCTGTAACAAAGTGGCGTATGTTACAAGCTACCAAGAGGAAGGCGACTCTCTTATCGGGTTGCTGCAAGACTTGGTTAAGTCGCACACTGGCCGACCGCTTGAGTTTACCGTATCGCAGATGAATCACGATACGATGCTGGAAACTATCCCAGCTTCCGATCTGCTGTTCATCGACACCCGGCATCACGGTGAACGCTTGTATGCGGAACTGACCGCATACGCCCCAAACATCGCAAAACGTATCCTGATTCACGATACGGCTACATTCGGAGTCAAGGGCGAAAATGATGGGAAGGGCATGTTTTGGGCGATCCGAAAGTTTATAGACGAGAATCCAGAGTGGCTCATCGCGGAACACAAGGATCACCAATATGGGATGACTGTACTTTCCAAACTATCTGAGGATAAGCCAGAAGAATTGGTCAAACCTTGGCCCAAGTCGGACAAAGACGGTAAGCCTTGTGGCTGTGGTCAGAACGTCAAGAAGTTCCTAAAGATGATCGGTATCGAAGCCAGCGAAGGATGCACTTGCAATCGCCGGGCAGCCGCTATGGATCAGATGGGGCCGGAATGGTGCCGTGAGAATGTCAACGAAATTTTGAACTGGCTCAAAGAGGAGGCCGATGCTAGAAACATGGGCCACCTATTTATTCGCCCGGCGGTAAAGCTAATGGTTATGCGAGCTATTCGGCAGGCCGAAAAAGATGAAAAATCCGGTGCCTGTAGCTAAAGTTTAAGCAGCTTTAGCCAGTGTTCGACCTTCATCATAAAAGTAGGCAGATCGTAAAAAACGTCTGCCTGCTTTAGTTTATGGGTCGTATAAGTCGCCAGCGTCCCTTCGTACATAAACACCGGGCAGCCGATACTGTGGGCGATATGGCTAAAGCCAGAGTCGCACCCAACGAACAAAGCGCAAGTAGACAATGCCTGCGCCGCTGCCGGTAGGCTCAGGTGTGCCCCTAAACGGATACCTTTGTATCCGTTTAGTTTCAGTACCGCTTTGATCTCGGCGACAAGCGAGGTAGGCGGATTCTTTTCCTCGGCTGAGGATATACCGTCAAACTGGTAGCAGAATGTCCGTTCAACCCGATCATGCCGCCAGCGATACTTTGCATCTGCCGCCAACGGTGGATAGCACCAGTTCAGCCAAGGGTCTACCTTGGTCTTTCCTGGATCTCGCACAAGCACCGGGCGGTACGGCTGCTCGGTAAACAGAGAATCGATCTGCTCGAATCTCCCGTAATAGTCCATATGGAACCACTGTGTACCCAGCTTGTAAGCCACTTTGTGCCTTTGACCAAGGATGGTCATTAGGCAATAGCTGGTGAAATGGTCCCCTAAATTCGTATTATGCGGTTCGTAGATGATGGACGAGTCTAACATCGGATTACCTCGACAATGCTTTTGGAAAGCGGATTCGGATGTCTAGCAAGGTCTTTAAGTACCAGGGATCATACGACGGTACGATCAGGCTGCCAGTACAGGAATGCGGGGTCTTGTCCCACCATGTTTCGTCAGCCGCGCCGCTAGAATAGCCGCTGCAATGATTCTCAGCATTCTCGCCCCAGCGATAAACATAGCTCGGGATTTCCGGGCGTCCGGGAGGAACAGCATCCAAAGCTCGTCGCATGAACATCTGGTCGTGCGCGCATGCTTTCGTGTCCTGGAATCCACCGATCTGCTCCAGCAATTCCCGGCTAACTGTAATGGACGACCAAAACCGTCCTTCGGTCGGGATCTTGTTTAATCCAAGGTAGTCCGCAAAAATGACATCTGGGTATGTCCATTTCACAGACGGATCGGCGTACATTTCCGCTGCTAATTCCAGATGTAAAGGCAAGAATCCATCATCATCGTCCCAAATAGCCACGGCATCCCAATCAATGCCATCGGCGGCTTCCAGCATCTTTGTGTACTTTAGTGGCAAGGACGGTATTCGCTCTGCCGTCTTCACTAGCAGCACGTTCTTTGGGTCGTTGTGAACCCTTACGATCTGGCATTCGGATGGCCGGTCATCGCAGATGACTAGCACCGCATCCTTGTGTGTCTGATCCAGAAAGCATTGAATAGCGTTTGCTATGGTATCCGTGCGATGATTCCACACCGGCATCAAGCATAAGAATTTCATTCGTAGTCCTCGTTCTCTCTGTTTTTAAGGAATAGCCCTAAACCGCCGTAGTCGCTTCGGTCATTTTCATGGAAGATCGGATGGCCTAGCTCCAGCCTACGTCGCATAATCTCAATCTTTTCTGGACTTCCGGGGGCGGCATCGGTAGCCACAAACATATTCATGTCCTCCTCGTTGTACGGGTGATTGCCGTACCGAAGAATGTATTCGTACTTGTTGCTAGCCATCTATTTGCACCTTGTGTTCAAAGTCCATGAACTCTTGAATATGCGTGATTAGGACGATCTGAATGCCGAACTCGTCCGCAAGCTCGGCCAATAGCGACCGCATGGGATCTCGGTAATTTGCCGATAAAAACCGAAACGGCTCGTCTAGCACTAACACTTTTGCTGGCCTGGGGCGGCTCAGCATCAAGCAAGCCAGCCGCAAACCGAACGATGCGACATCCAGCACCCCGCCTCCGCAACTGTTCACCGGGTCCAGTTCGTGGCCCTCAGCGTCTTTGTAGACGCCACGGACTTCCGTTTGACCTCGCTTCTGCTCGAATACAAGCACAAACTCCATCGCCTTGTCGCCAAAAACGGCCTTTAGGCAGCGTGTGACGACATAGCCGATCTGACGTTGACATTGTTCCTGGCAGTCAGTGCCAATGACTTGCAGCGTTTGCTTGGCCTGCGAAATAGCCTCTTGTAACAATTTGTTTTGCTCCAAGAGGCTAGTTGTGCTTTCCAATGCTATAACACCGGCGTCCCGCTTAGCGACCATTATTGATAGCCGCGAGCGTGTCTCCGTAATCGTTAAGAAATTGCTCATATTGTTCCGTATAGGTGGGTTCGGTTGTTCTAATATACTCGTCCAGTTCGTCTAGCTCTTTTCGAGCCGACTCCACCGTGTCATGGCCCAACGCTTTCAGCGCCGCCATCAACTGGTCCTTCTGGCCTTCTAGTCGTGCCTTGTGTTCCTTGGCTTGTTCTAATTTCTTTAGAATGTCCGCAACTTCCACAATCTGTTCTCCTGGCTACTATGTCGCACGGCTGTCCGGGGTAAACTCTACCCCGAAAAGGACAGTCGATCTGCTGTGTAACGTCCTCGCCTGCTGACCGCGATATTACTTCACCGCATGTTCGGCAGACGATAATCATGCAAGCACCTTTTGCAATACGGCTGCAAGCTCTTTTCGGACAGCTTCTCTGGCTTCGACTTGAATAGCAGCCTTTAGCCGATCTGTAAACGAGTCGGCGGTATTCTCCAAGTCGTTAAGCTGCTCAATGACTTCCCCGGCAATCTTGGTTGCCGGTAATTCATTCACAGCCCATTGTGGTTCTGGAATGTTCGGCAATGCTTTGCGTTCGATTGCGCCGTTACTGTACAGAACGCCGACCGCTGGCTTTAGGTGTTTCTGATCGGAGTTGTGCGGAATAAATCCGCCGTGGTTGTAAATAGTTCCGACTTGCCAAGGAATATGGTTATCGCCGATTAGCGCCGCATGGAACTCTTTGAATAGGTAATTGGATTGGCCTAATTCTGCTGTATCGGGTGCGTGGGCATGGCAAGCAGATCCAGCATAAATGTATTTGTGAACCACCAACAAATTTAACACTTCTGGATCTGTAATTTCCGGCTTCGGTGTTTGGTACTGGTTCCAGGGCATTGCCCAAATACGAAATCTAGTAGGTTCGCACGTTATTGTATACCATCGATCTATAGGCAGATCGACGATTATCCTAGACCGCACTAATGCGCCATAAGCCCCTCGCATTCGTCGATTATAGTCATGCCCTTCTAAGTCGTGGTTTCCTGGAATGGCGTACATAGGAGGCAGATGGTGCATAGCCCATGAAACAACCTCGGCGGGCGGATTCCATTTATCAAATATGTCACCGGCGCAGATAATTGGGAGACTCAAATCATTTCTATTCGCCATGTTTTCCAATTCACCGTATACCTGTTCCATTACGGTGTACCAGCACTTTTCGGTTCTGGCCGATGGCGTAGTGTGTCGGATATGCAAATCCGATACTAATAGGGCTATTGGTTTAGGGGCTTTTGGCACAATGGGCATAGCTTTTGGGTTTCCTTTTCCTGCTGCAACTCGATTTCTAATTTTTGTACTTTATCCCAAGCGAATAGGTACTTGCCCTGCCAATCGGCAATAGCACTAAGCGTCTGGTATATTTTGTCCCTGTATTGCTTTTTGCGGTTCAATGCCTCGCCAGCAGCCAACAATTTTTGCAGTTGGTCCGAAAACTTGGTCGTAACCAGATTCAGTCGTTGCAATTGTTCAACGGCATTTACCAGCGTCCGCAATCGCTGCTTCGCAGTATCTAACTTTTTAGCTGGTTTTGCAAGCGCAGATAGTTGTTTTCCGAGTGCATTTGTTTTGGCTAGACCTCCGCAAACACCATCAACCGAAAGCAAGCATTCAGCCAGCTTGATCTTTTTGGCCTTCGCTTTGGTTAGCCGTTGTGCCAGATCCCGTATCCCAGCAGCCGCCACCAGCATTTCCCCAACGGTGCCGATCTGGTCAGATACCGATTCCAGTCGGGATATAGCTTGCTCTAGCTTGTCTTTGCGTTCGTGTGCCGATTCTAAGTCGTAGTACATTTTTTCTAATACTGTCAGCCTTTCATCAGCTACGCTAATCCAAGCCATGTTCTCGCATGTCTTGGCTTGCTGCTCAGCCAGCGTTTCCAGGGATTGCACAGTGGCCTTAATAGCATTGTGCCTAGAGTTGATTTCTGAGTTTGCCTGATCGATCACCGATAGGTCTACAATACGGTTTAGTTCGCGGGCCATCTGCCCCGGCGTCAGCGTCAGCAGAAACGGGGGATCGTGTTGCCCCTGTAAACAAATTTCGGAGAGTCCCAAGACTTGCCGCACCGGTGCTGGCTGGGCGTTGGCGCAAGCAACATATACGCCGCCGTCTACGGAGTAGCCGTAACCATCCTCATTCTTAAACCGAATGACCGAGCCGTTGTCTGTTCTCAGCTTAACGAAAGTATTATCCTCGCCATGCTTCTGCAAACCGCTGATAGGCTTATGCTCAACCACCCAGCGAATGGCCCTAAACACCGAAGATTTACCGGCGTTGCTGGGGCCGACAATTACGGTGATTCCTGGCGATATGGGGACATCAAGCTCGCTATGAGCCTGGAAGTTCTTTAGCTCGACGGATTTAAGCATGTCGGGAGATATTTATCTGGAACGAAGTGCTGGCTAATGATCTCATTTTCCACCATTTGTACAGATGCTAGCAATAGCTCGGAAATGGCGTCTATGCCATTGTAGGTCAGGAGCGCGGGCATTGCTACTTGGTGGATCTTGTTTCGTTCAGCGTTGGACGGGGCATCAAAGTATTGCTCGACATCCTCGGCAAAGTATGGGATTCCCAGCCGGGCAAAGGCTTGGAATTTCAAACCGGTGACCCCTTCCATCGGGTTTTCCCAGTGGGCGGCTTGCATGGTATCCCAGTACCAGTTCCTCACGCGAACACCCAGCTTTTTATACGACCATCGCTCCTCGAATTTCATGTTCGCGGCGATTTTCTTTCCTGGAGATTGCAGGTAGGCTTTCAGCGCCGCCACGCAATCCGAGAACAGCGGAAATGCAATACATTTGATTTCCCCGCTTTCCACCCAAGCAATCGAAACACTGACGATTTCATGGGCGTCCCATTCCGGTTTCAAGCCGGTAGTTTCGTAGTCAAATGCCGAATACTCAGCCGTATCTGCGATATGGGCTAATAGATTGTTGATCTCGGACGAGTTGTAGATAGATTTGACCAAAGACTTCGGCTCAATGATCGGCTTTTCCCACGGTCTTTTGGTGATCCTGATAGCGTCACGCAGCCATCGAAAAGCAAACATGGTGCTGATGTCACCCTGGCCCTTGTGTGTGGCAGGTAGACCCACAGGACATATCCACGCATTCAAATCCCTAGACGGGATCTTTTGGCCGTACCACCGGTCGTATAGCTCGGCTGGGTGCTGCCAATACCTTCCAACCACGGATTGAGTAGCCTTTGGGCCGTATGGAATGACCACTACCGGGTCCAGCCGGGCTAGCTCTGCACCTACTAGGGGCTGGCAATGCCGCCAAGCCTCCGTAGAGGCCCCAGGACACGCTGTAACGGGGATTTTGGCGTAGGAGTCCAGGGTGATCCCGACTCGCGTACAGAGCGTCCTAAGCCGCTTAAAATCGGCATGGATCAGGGCGTTGTCGATGTCCTGATCTAGTTCCGGGACGACAAATACCACCGGCGTCCTATTTCCCTTCCAATGCTGCTTAGGGAAGCGGCAGTCGCGGTCGGCTTTGCAGACGCCGCAGTTTGGGATGACCGGCAGTTTTTTCTTGGTTACTGTCCCAGTGAAGAACGGCATAGCTTCTCGGCATCTTGTACGGCTTTGATTACTTGGGCGAGGTCTTCGATGTCATCGAAACTAAAACCCTCTGTACTGATAACAAGAAACGGTTCTTCCCCAGGAAGTTGATACTCGCAGCGAACAGAAAGTATTTCTGTCTCGCCCGTAGTACCAAGTGTGTTGCCATCCTGTGAAATGTCAAACTGCGCAGAGATTAGATACCAATTCGCCATTACAGCACGTTTTCCTTGGACGTAATATACGAGAATGACTCTCCCCGTATCCGCAAGGCACTATCCGTCAGATTGCAAGGATAGTCATGCTTTAACAGGGTTTGAACGTATTTAGGGTTGATTCCGAAGCTAATCGACGGGCCATCGTAGGCGATGTCGCGGATTTCCTCGTAGAAACCGTTTTCGTTCTGCCCGCGAATCATCAGTTTGTTGGTCTTTAGACGCAGGACTGCCTGTTTCCCTGATCCCGTATCGGCTAAGAATGCCGCTGCTTTCTGTAGGGAGTCGATCAAGCTGTGCGGAAGTCGCAGAGTGCCGACTGAATCGGCGCGAAAGATTTCCCCAAGATCGGGAAATTCTTCGGCGTACTTCCTCACGGAAACTTGCAAACCTGTGTAGGTTTTCCAGTGTACCCAGTTCGGCGTTTCGGACATGCAGGCAATCCCAAGCCCGTTTACAGCGGCACAGGCTGTTTTCTTGACCAAGATATTCTTGGTCACTGGGCATGGCAGTTTGTACCGGATAGCCTGAAAACTGTCTGTAGCTTGCATGCCATTGGGGGAAATCTGGACGCAGCACAAAGAAAACTGGTCGGATTCCTTTGCGGCTGCCTCTGCCACCATAGCCAAAGCATCGGCAAATACGGGCGGAACGTCGATCCATTCCCCAGGCGGCTCTACCGCTTCGGCATGCGAAACTACGTCAGCATGGACGTTAATGCCTATCTTACGCACGTTGGCGCATTTGAGCAGTAGCCGATCTTCCTTGTACTCAATATCAACTTCATCCTCGGATAGCTTGCGAAGCGTTTCCAGCAACGGCTTTGCCGGAACAGCACAAGTGAGGGTCAAAGTTGTATCATGCGTGCAACAAATTTCGTCGTTGAACGTCACAATCCGGCCCGGCGTCAGCATAAAGCAGTTCGCCTGTTCGATATTGTCAGTGTTGGAAAGTCCTGGGGAACAGGCTTCTAGCTGTCGCAGGATTTCGGCTCGGTTTACTTTCATCGCATATCTCTTAGCTTGCTTCGTGTCAACGGGGTAAGGCAGAGATCCAACGGGGCGATAAGAATATCATCGTCCAGCATCAATCGCTGCGCACCCCAATCCGGTCCTGTAAATTCCAGGCAATTTGTAATTAGCAGCGTTTCCCTGCGATCCCTCTTATGGATGATAGCCCAGTGCGGCGTCCCTGCCAAGGAAGCGGCTTTCGTGGCCTGATCGATAAACTTCTGCATAGTCCCGCCGGATTTCAAATCGAGCAAGTCGGATATGCTGACTATGTTATATCCTTTCTTGCATTCGATAGTGACTACATCCAGCAATTTCTGGGCTTCCCCGCACTGTGCCATGATGTCACCGTAGCCGTTTACGGTTTCCTTGCCAGACTTTGCCCGATTGGTAGCGCGGCCACCCGATCCTCCAGTCCGCCAAAACCAGTCGTCATGCTGGCCGCTAGACCACCATAACGACAGTTGCCGGGAAATGTCACGCTCGAATGCGCCGCCTTTGCTTGATCTCGGCATGGACCTATTCCTTCGATTCGTCCGCTGCGACTTCCCTAGCGGTGTTGTAGGCCGACAGCGCTGCGAGCATCCAGTATGCGGTAGCGGATTTCTGATCCTTCTCAGCGACTGCTAGGACAGTCTGCAAAAAGAAACTGTCGCTTTCCATGATCTGCCTTTTTGCACCGGCCAGCAAAGGGCATGGTGTCGAATCGTTCGCAAGTTCCTGTTTGCTCAGTTCTTCAATAAGTTGGCTAGTTACTTCCGAATAGGCAATTAGCCCGGCCTTGAAGATGGTTTCAGCAAACGTAGGGTACTGCTCAGCGTGCGAGGCCATTGTGGACAACGCCGGATCGCTCTTTGCAAGTTGTTCAAATTTTTGATCTACTTCATCCTTGCGGTTGAAATCGATGCTCACTACGTCTTTGTGGGAAGCAAATCTATCTCGCATCATCAGTTCCTTTTCGTCGTTCTACGGCCTTTTGTACGTCAGCGTCTTCCGAGAATTGTTTCAACAGTTGCGGGAACACTTCCTGCATAAATTGCCCGTTGCCGTATTTCTCGATCAACCTGAGCTTGGCTACAGGGGCATATACGGGATTGTCCTCGACCAACTGGACCTGATTTCGGAATCTTACCCGAAAACTTTTGTGGAGCTTCGCTGTCGGGTTAGACTCCGCAAACGCCTTTTTGTTAGCGTATTCCTTTGCTCGGGCCTTTTTACGGGCCTTTCGCAAACGCTCTTGTTCTCGGAAATACTTGGCGACTTTCATCGTTTGAGTCCTCTTGGGGTTTGGGTTGCGGATTTGAATGCGGTTTCCAGGATGTCCCAACCAATCGGTGTTTCCTGGGGCATAACCTTACACTCGTTTGTTCCTGGCGCTGGCAGTTTGGTCAGTTCGATGTTTCGCAGGTAGATGCTAACATTGTCAGTGAAGAATTGCCGAGACTTCGGCGTGCCTTTACCTAACATAAACTTCGCGGCTTTCTGCATTCCGATACCGGGCAATCCTTCGATATTGTCCGAATTGCAGCCAGCCCACGCTTTCGCACTAGCATAAAGGCACGGGGGCATATCCTGGTGCGTTCGCCGAAAGTCTTCCTCGTTGAATACTTCCTTGGATTGCGGCTTGTACAGAACGACTCGGTTGCCCTCGATCAGTTGGTACAAATCCTCGTCGGACGAAACAACGTAGACTTTTTTAGCATTGGGCAAACTTCTAACACAGGCCGCTATTAGGTCGTCTGCTTCAAAGCCCTGCTGCCAAAATACGTTCTTTACGCCGATCATCGGCAAATGGTTTTCCCGAAATGCTCGGATCTGGTCGAAAAACATTTCGCGCAGTTGGCGGATAGCATGGTCGTCCCCGGCTGTCCGTTCCTTGCGAGGTTTCTTGTAATCCGGCCATTTCTCTTTGCGATAGTCGTAGCCACCGTCAAAGCAAAACGCCAACGTATCGACGCACAATTCATCCTGCAATCGCATGCAGGAATTACGCAGAAACGTAAAAAGCATAAACGGCTGGTCACGCCATAGCGTAGGAGCCGCTGCAAACCAGCATCGGTATGCTAAGCTGCTTACATCGATGATGGCGTATCGATGGTCACTCATTTTTGGCGTTCTTTGATAATGGATTCTCGGACGGATTGGATGTTGTCTAACGATGCGTTAATCGTCAGCAAGTTATCTGAAAGGGTCCGCAGATCCTTTCTGACCGCATCCGTAATAGCCACTTTCTCGGTGGCTGTTAGAGCATGGCATTGCGACATGCGCTGCATAAATTCGACTACACGCTCCTCGATACGACTTAGCATTTCCAACATTATTGGTACCTATTCTTTCGAGTAATGGTTAGTTGTTCCTCGATGGTGTTCCAAGCATCCTGCATGACTTGGTACAGTTCATCTTCCCGATTGTCGTTCTCGATCATCCGAATCAGTTCTTCGCGGAAGTACGATTTCTCGTACATCGTAGACACTACCCTACTGCCTGATACCGTCCATTCCTTTTCATCGATCAGAAAATCTACGGCAGCGCCCACAGCATCCATTCCTACGTCCGGGATGATCGGGATGCTGACCATGCGTTCTCTGCCATTCACCCGGTTCTTTTTGATATTGAACACAGGTTTCATGCCAATAACACGGGGTTTGCCGTTAATGTCCTTGGTCATCTTCTGGCCGGGCGTAGTCCAAATCTCGACGCTACCGCCAAATTTGATTGCGTGGCCGCCGGATCGGATCTTTTTCGGCTCGTAGAGTCCGCCGCCCACGTTGTCGCGGATTTGTGAGATCGAGGTCAAGATCGAGCCGCTGTCCCAGATCATCGAAATGATGCGTTTTAAGCGTTCGCTGTTGATCTTCGCCTTTCCATCGCCATACGATCCAGGCGAGTCCTTGCCCTGTTCTCGGGCCTTGGCGCATTCCTTGATATGCTTTTCTAGCTGCTCGGTAGACAAAGCATCCATCGAATCGATGACGGCGATGATCTTTATGCCCGCCGCAATCTTGGCTTCGATGAAGTCATAGACCGATTCCAGCAGCATCGCCTTTCCCGGAGGCGGGTTCATCACCTGAATGCGGCTGGCCGCTTTAGGGCCGAAGAATAGCTCGAAGTCGAAGAACGACCCGACCTCAGCATTGATATGCCAAAGTTCATAGTCGTCAAAGTCCGGGTTATTGGCCGCCTCTGCTAGTTGCGTCAAAGTCGCCAATGTCTTCCCCGACTGCGAATCGCCGACATAAAACATATATGTCCCGGCAATCAAGCCCCTCTTGTAGTCACCGGATACTGCCAAATTAAGCAGTGGGCAGCCCAGCGATAGGTACTTTCGTGGCCGGTCGTCTACTTGCGTTGCCGTTACGGCGTCTTCTAGCACTTCAATGGTTTTCTTCCTAGCCATTTTTCATCCACCCTTGGAGTTTGAGAATGTTTCGTAAATTGGATTCAATGTCAGCCAGCTTTTGTGCTGGTGTTGGAACCAATTTTACATTATAGGGCTGCGGATATAACATCGCATTCCCGCCAGATTTCGAGAAATTTTCAATGTTTGTTGGGTTGTCATCGATCAATACCGAATGCTCGTTTGCCAGTAGTTCCTTGTCATGGCAAAAGATTACGTCGCGGATATTGACACCCAGCTTTTCTTCCAACCAGACGGCGCGACCGTAGAGACAGTTCGGATGCGGGAAAGGTCGGGTGCAAATGTATGTCCTGGAGATGGATTTACACAGCGCCAGCAGTTCCTTGGCTTTGGGTAGTAGTTCGATGTTCGTCCAGAACGATACATTGCTCATGTATTCGTGCGTTTGTTCATCGGTGATCCCGATTCCCCGGTAGCCTAGATAATCGTGCCACGGCGTATTGACGGGCTTATCAGCCCAGTCATTGATAGCGCCGACCCAGTTTGCCAATACTCCGTCAACGTCCAGATAGATAACCATGTTCAATGCTCCTAGTTATGAAAACAAAAAACCTCCAGGAAACAATTCCTGGAGGTTAATTGTCGGTGCTTTCCCGACTGTCCGAGCAAGCCGCAAGGTGGAGATTAGGGGTTTTCTTGCGCTTGTTCTGTGGAAGTTTGGTTGTCAATCAACATCCGGCACTTTCCACTCGCCAATCTGTTTCAGTTCGGTAGTCTCACGGACCTAACTATATGGTACAGATCAAACCAAGAAAAGATTACTTTTTGCCTTTCTTCGCGGGCTTGGACTTCCCGGCCTTGCTCAACGCAATTGCAACGGCTTGTTTTTGTGACATTCCAGGATTCTTTTTCATTTCATACGAAATGTTCTTGGAAATAGTTTTCTGGCTCGAACCTTTTTTGAGGGGCATTTTTCTGTCCTTGTGTAAACGAAACAAACTAAACAGATTTCATTATACCTTACTTTTCGTAGGGTTTCGCGTTACCGGATTCCAGCAAAAGTTCATGCACCGCAGCACCAAAAGCATCGACAAAAATGCCAAGGTATCTTCCGTACTTTTCTTTCTTTTCCCGGTATTTCTTATCTTTAATGGAATATACCGTGCATTTGAAACCTACCGGCAGCAAGGTTTTTAGGTAGTCTCTAGCCTTTTCGCCTTCGGGTGTTCCGTTTTCGGGGGCGTTGATAAACGCCATGCGAAAGCGAACGCGCTGAAAGCTATCAAATCCTTGGTCAACCAAGACGTCCACTGTGTCGCCATCCGTCTCCGAGAGAATCTCGCAATTCTGGTAACATCGCGTTCGCAGTTTTGGGTCTGGTATGTATTGTTTTCGTGTTGGCATCGGTTTTCCCGGTTAGGAAATGTCGGGTTTTTGTGAAAAGTCCCTACAAAATGGATCAGGCAGGATTTGAACCTGCTGGCAAGCTATGTACAACTCGCTTTCGTTTTATCACCGTGTGTGGCCCCTAGTCGCCCTCGCCACAGGTCGCGTTTTCCCACAACGCCGCTGATCCTTGGTGCGGTCTATCTGCCGTGATCGCGTATTGCTACGGCCCATTCTTACTGGTGTTTCACCGCATCCACCAGATCAGTCGGGAGCGACCCGACAGGCTTTCTGCTAGTCTTTCCAGTCAGAATCCCAGGAATCGTCGCTAGCATCACTCGCGGCAACTGCTGCTGGAACATTGACCTGGGAGGCTTGATCCGAATTTGTTTTCCCAGGCCAAGGTTTCGCGGCTAAGTCACCAAGTTTGACCTTGTGCGGCTCGTCCGAAGAATCCATGACTGTTACCACCCCGTCTACATTCTTGTAAACGGTGCATTGTCCCATTTCCTTATGGAACACTGTGCATCCCTTCGCAGCCCAAGCAAGTGCCGAATCATTCGTTGCGGGCTGTTCCTGCTTCGGTGCAGGAATATCCTGTGTCTTTACCACCCGTGCTTCCGGTGCAGGAATATCCTGTGTCTTTACCACCGGTGCTTCCGGCGCTGCCGTTAGCGTAATGCTAGGGGCTGCCGCAGCTTCCGCTACTGCTGGAGTAGCGGGCATGTCGGTATCCCAGAAACGAGCGCTAAGCTCGTCGTAGGAATCGACGGCAAGCAGGCTATCCAGCGGCATCGCTTGTTGCAGCACTTCGGCAGGCACGCCGCCATGCTTATCAAATTCAAACGAAACAGCTTCGTAGAATTTGCCTGATGGCAAAGGCTTTTCGATAAACGTGACATACATCACCGAACCCTCAGCGGGGTCAGCAAAGTAGTCAATCCATTCGCGTCCGGGGATTGCGGTCTTGGCCGCAACGGTCGTGTTCAAAATCCGAGTAAATGTATGGAAGCTGGTGTCAAACAAAATGACTTTATTTGTCTCGGGCAGCCATACGTTGTACAAGGTGCGAGGAGCGCCGCCGAGTTTCTTGGCGGTGTCTTTGTCGATCTCGCCGTTTGCAAGTTGCGTCTTGATCGCCTCGCAGATCGGACATCGCTGCCCCAGCGTCAGCTTGGGACAGATTGCGAAGTCTTTGCCGCTTGCGCCGAAATTACGGTGAACGTAGTAATCTCGGCTGTAGTGCATATCGCCGGGCCGTGCCACGGGATGATGCGCGCCTTGCGGAACGACATAGGGCAGGATCACCATTTTAAGGGTTTGTGCCTTGTCGATGCGAACGAGGTCAACTCCCTTTGGTACGCGAATAACGCCTACCTGATTGCCTTCGTTTGCCTTGTCGCGGGTTGCTTTGGATGATAGCGCCATTAGTTGCGTACTCCCTTTGGTTGGACGGTCATGGAACCAAGGTATCCGGCGACCGTCAACTCGGCCAGATACTTCAAACTGGATCGTTTCATTTCCAAAGCATCGACGACAGCGCGGGATGCAGCGGATTCTTTTTTAGCCTCAATGACAGCGTTCGTAGCGTCAATGTATTGTTGCTGTGTGATAATCAGCGACTTGACCAATTCTTCGGTCGTCTTTGGAAACCCGTAGTTTACTGGGTTTTGGCGAATGTCAATAGACAATCGAGCCTCCACCAACTTCAACGCCGCTTCTGCTCGTTGTGTTGCTTCGATGTCATCGGCAGCCTTACGCGACCAAAGCAAAATGTCTGTCGGAATTTGCTCAAGCTGTTGATCGAGCTTGGATTTATCGATACTGAGATCGACGGTGAGTTCGTTGTCGGCCATTTGTGATTCTCCGTTAGTGTAAGTATTGTTCTGACAACAAAAGAATCTACGGTGACACTTTTGCCAACGCCAGGGTAAAACCAGATTTTTTGGAATAAAAAAATGGTTCTTTGAAGTTTTCCATGATTTCCACGGCTTTTCCGGGGCGTCCAGCGCGAATCATTGTGGCCCCGTAAGCCATAATCGCGCAGCGAAGTCGCTCGACTTCGGATTCCGGCAAGTCCTTAATGAGTGTTCCGTGCTTTGGAAACAGCTTTGCCCCACTGTAAAGATCCTTGACCAAAGCAAATGTATCTGCTGGTAGATCCGATTCGACATCCAGGACAGAACCCCATTCGGATTCGGCGGTGTGGCTGATCTGCTCCAGGAATACCAGGGCTTGTCGTGCGCTTCCTTGGGCCGCCTCGGCAATCTTTACGGCGCTAGGTATCTTGATACCCTCTGCTTCCGCTGTCCGTTCAACCAATGCCACAAGATCAGGAAAACTAATGTCCCCAAATTTAACATGACTGCATCTGTTGACTAGGGGCTTTTCTAGTTTTTCTGGGTTGGTTGTGCAGAGGATGAAATAAACATGCGCGGGCGTATCCTCCAGCATTTTCAGCATAGCCCGCTGCCCACTGGCAGATACAGCGTGGCTTTCGTCAATGATGTAAATACGCGCCTTTCCGCTGAGGCTTCGCAAATGCAGCTTGGCTTCGATGTCGCGGATCATATCGATCCCGTTGTCGGATGCTGCGTTCTTCTCGATGATGTCGATGCTGGAAGCACCAAGGGCCTTGGCGATGATCCTAGCTGCCGTGGTCTTTCCGCAACCCGACGATCCCGAAAACAGCATAGCATGCGGAACCTTTCCGGCATCCAGCATGCTTTGCAGCATCGAAACAGCAGCTTTTTGCCCGACAATCTGACCTAGCGATGTCGGGCGTACTTTTTGGTACAAGCTCATTTATTCTTCCTCAGGGAGATAGGTTTTCATCACTTCGTTGATTCGCCGGTGAAATTGGGGTAGCGAACCGTCGTTTAGGATTTTGCGGGAGATGGTGAATAGCTGCTGTTCGCTGCTGTGCTGAGGTAACAAAGCAACTTCATCCGATACTCGGCCCTCGATCTCCCAAATTTCCCCGCCGTTAGCGTAAATGTACTCGGCTTCCTCGGGGAATCGAACATCCCGGAATACGACTCTTGGGGCATTCATTTCCTTTACTCGCTGCTTGGCGATGTTGACCCAGCAGTAAGGACCAAATAGGTTTCTGCCGTTCTCGGTGCCGATGGTTCTCAGCATCGCCCGAATCTCAGGATACCGGCGTTTTGCAATATCCCAGCCATGCTTGTTGACCAGTGTTTGCAAGTACACGGCGCGATGATGCGCGATCACGATGGCAGGGTTAAGTCGGTACAGCGACTCATAAACCGGGTCTGAGAACCCAATCATGGAATAACCGAAGAAATGGCAAAGGTAGGTGGCGCAGGTATCCTTGCCGGAACCAATGGCCCCTTTAAGTCCAATAAAACTTGGTAATTTATTCATGTTCTTTCCCCATATAAGGTTTCTTGCTGGCCCACGAATCACCCACTTCTACCTCGGTTTTTAGATCAACTATGATCCAAGGCCACTGTGTCCGTAGCCACCGGGTCATGGTGTCCGTAGCCAGTGCTATATAGTCATCCAGTTCTTCCCTTGGAACCTCGGCAAGCAACGAATCATGTATCTGGCAAAACAACCGGCTTTTCATCTTTTTAGCAGCCAGTTGTTTTGTAATCTGGATTATGCTTTTGAGCAAGCAATGAAACGCCGCCCCTTGGACCGGGCTGTTAATGACTTCGTTGCGTTTGAATACGCCCCAAACCCTAAATCCAGTGTGGGTACAAAAGTGGCCGTTTCGTAGGTAGTTCAGGTAGAAATCTTTTCGCCATCGACTATACACCGGGAATCTCTGTTCCCAGAACCGTTTTTCTACGTCATGGATATGCTGCATAAACGAATCTGGAGTCATGGCGTCCTCGTTGCCAAGGTGTATGATCCCTTTCGACCGCAGGTGAGATTCCAGCAATGCGCCTGATTCCATTGTGTGCTTCTGGGCAAACTTCCAGAGGTTTCTAGCGATGCTGGCAAAGTAGTCCCCGTAGAAAGCTGCGAATACAAATAATCCCTTAACCTGCGTTCTAATCGGCTTTTCTGACTTGTCGAGCCTATAGCATTCGATTGCCATATCCCGGTGCAAATCGTGCCCTGTCTCAAGATACTCGATCATCACCGGGTCTTTGTGGTAGCAGGCTGCAATATGTACTTCCAGCGCCGAGTAATCAATTTCCACAATGACGTTATTCGGGTCGTTCGGCTTTATCACCGAACGAATAACCGAACCAATGTCGGGATCGCGGATAGGGATATTCTGTAGATTGGGTGAATCCGACGATGATCTATAAGTTACAACCCGGTGCAGATTGAAGAATCCATGCACTCGATTGCCGCAGACTTCCTTGCGGATTCCCTGCAAGTAGGTACTGCATAGCTTATGCAGCTTTTGTGTTCTCTGAAACAACTTGGTGTAGTCGCTGCCGATGTCCCGTAGAATGCTGTCGTCCAGCATTATGTTGCCGTTTTCGGGATTGATTGTAGGGTTTTCGTAGCCCATGACATTGTAGAGAATGTCGGCTAGCTGCTCCCTGGAGCCGATTTTAGCTTTGATACCGTATTTCTTGCGCTGTTCCCGGTATTCTGGCATATCCCGCAGAGCAGATTCGTTTTCTTTGATCTGATCCTGTATGCGAATGATGGCAGCATCAAGGCCGGGAACGTCGATTGGCATTCCAATCTGTTCCATCCTTGTAAGCGCTAACGCCCCTTCGTGCATTAGCGCGTATGCCTGTTTGCTTGCCGGTTTCATACTTACTCAATAGTCCGAACTAAGTGGACAATGAAAGTGGCGACCACCACACCGGCCAGGAACCCGACCGATGCGGCTGCGATACAGAAAATGGCGGTTGTCATTACTTAGGACGCCCTGCGCGGTCGTAGTAGCGGACGTTGTTGCCCGATACTCGGAACGAGCCGGTAATGCGGCCAGCGGCGTCAGTGATGCGACCGCAGGTGCCGCCAACGCAAGTGGTTACTCGGCTGACGACTTGACCGCGACCGTTACGAACGGTGTAGCGGTCAGCGGCTTCGCTGACGCTGGAAAGGCCAAACAAACAAACAACCGCGAAAACAAGCAAATTAGTTTTCATTATCAATATCCATTCCTACAAGAGAAACACAAATACCGAGAACCAACAAAAGCCCCGGCCAAATACGACCTAACTCGGCTGCCAGAATGATCCCACTGTACGCAGTAAGCATGCCAGCCGTAATCAACAACAGTGCGATGCCTCCTTTCATATTGTTGTATCCTTTCAAAAGAGTTGACTTGTCTACCCAGTGTACGGCTTTTGTCCGGTGCTAATCGCGTAAAAAACCATATCGACGGGAAGAAAGTCAGAATTTTCGATTTGCTTTACCTCGGGTGTAATGAATTTGCTGGGGATAAACCCAATGCCAGCGCCGCCCGCAACAGCGTATTTAATCTCGCTCGGGGTTTCCATGTTAGCGATAAACATGGCGTTCTGGCCGTTTAGTGCGGTTTCCACAGCACGTTGGTTTGCCGTGTTGGTCATGTCAGAGTAGCCGATGACTCGCAAAGGTTTGTGCCTAAGCATGTCCTGATCCATGCTAGACTGGATAGGCACTAACGGCAGCCGAAAAATCTCTACGCAGTCGTAGTTACTATAAGAATTTGTACTGAGCATGAATGTATCCTTGCCCAGAATAAATTTTTGTAATACTTCAATCTCTGTACCTTTGGTGGTAATCTTACGGACGAAGTAGTTCTGATCGATCTGCCGCAGCGCGGCGTTCAAGTCGCCCCAGAAAGCGCTGTGAATCCAGCTTTGGCATACGATGCTGATTCGGTTTTGCAGAAAATGATCCTGCTCGTACTTTGCCATCTGTTGACGCATGTACTTGTGCGTATTGACGACTCGCTTGGCGTACTTTACTAGGTCTAAGCCTGCTTTGGTAGGTCGGGAGCTATTAGGGTGGAATAGCTGCAAGCCAAGTTCTTTCTCCGTCTTTCGGTTGTTTGTGCTGACCACCGCCGGGCTGCGAAGCCCCAGAGCCTTTTGCGCCTTGGCTGCATCGCCGTGCTGTACTGTCGCCAAAAACATAACCAACTGATCCAGGGTAGGCAGCATTGTCCATTCTGGTTTTAGTTTGTCTCGTCGTGTCATTACTCCCCCCAAGCCGATAATAAGCTAGGCCGCCCAACCTTCGTGCAGCCCGCTACTGCAATCCAGTTGGGGCGGCCTTGCATGAACTCAGCTTCTCGCAAAGCGACATAGTTGTATCTGCACACGCCCATGCGGCGCTCCTGTTCGGTCATGTTTAATCCAACCATTGCGGTAACGTGTGCGATTTTCTTTTTGCAGTCCGAAAAGTTTTTCTTGGATAGCAGCCATGCGCTGTACCCTTCTGTATCTGATTGGGTAGCAGTAACGACTAGGCTACGAGTCCGTGTTGATAATGCTCGCAGTTCTTCCCAGTTCGCATTGATCTGGTCCCTTGGCTCTTTGTAGCCTCTAGGACCGGCCAAAATATCGGCATAGTCGATGACAAAGACATCTGGCATCCACCCCTCGTCTGCCCAACGCTGCGACATTGCCGATATATCTGCTGCTGTGATCGTGCCTGCTGGGTACGTCAGCAATCGAAATCGAGTAGGATCGGCCTGTCCGCTTTGCTGGAAAGCGGCGATTGCTTCATCCTTTGTAATCGGCTGTGCAGTCCTAGCTTCCCATTTTACGGCAGGCTCTTTGTCTTTATACACGACTTCGGACGGAACGTGAAATGTTCCGCCTTTTAGCGGCTTGCGGCAAAGCCTGGGCGCAAGCCGCAGGATCATTTGAGCCTGCGACATATCGCCACAGGAGAACAACGCGACCCGCTTGTTCTGCGAAACGGCTCTCCATGCTAAGTCAAGCAGTACCGTGGTTTTCCCTGTCTTTTCCGGGGCCAGAAACGAAACAAACGAATCAGCGCTAAAGATGTCCCCAAAAAACTCTCCCAGCGCGCCTGGATACTTGATTAGCGGTTCTCGGTTAGCGTAAGAAAACGCATCCTCGATTACCTTAGCATCCTGTAGCGGGAACACTCCAGCCTCTTGCTCTCCGACTTTGGGGCGTTTCCATGCGACTTGCAGGTTTAGGGCGTCCTCTAGTTTGCCATTCTCAATCAGCGAGGTAATGCCTTGCCCTAGCCGCTTTAGGCTTTGCTTCTGGACGATGTTATTGATTGTGTCGATGGCGTAGTCATCGTTCAAACCTGATTCTTCCGGTAGATTCGTTAGCCAGTCCGAAACGGTCTGCGCAAACGACTCGTCTGCCGTTTCCTTCCAAAGATCGAATCGGCTAGTGATGCCCGCAGCGCCGGGGGCTTGTTGGTACTTCTGCCAGTGGTCAACGCACCAGTCGGCAATTAGGTTGCCCCAACGCGACCCGAAGCTATCTCGCTGCCATAACGGGGCTACCGAGCCTAGTACAGCGTCCGACAACACCATAGCCACTACGGCGTGGCGTTCCTCTGCTCCATCGTGCCTGATTACTCGCATTCCAGCCCCGCAAATTTCCTAAGTTCCATAATCTCCCCTTGGCTAGCCGATCCAGGGTCATCTGCATCCAGACAAACCTGTAAAGTTTCACCAGGGAATACCGCTAAATCAGCAGCCAGCCTAGCCGCTACGGCCTGTGCGTCAGGCGAATTGTCGAAGCAGACCACCCTACGAGCATACCGGCTCATTAGATATACCTGTTTCGCGGTATATTGCAAGCCAAAAGTACAAACCGCACCGGGGCCAATGTTTGCCATATCGAAAAACCCTTCGACGATGATAGCGGTATGGCCGCAAGATTCTGCGCCGAACAACAGATCCTTCTCGGACATGGTTTTCTCTGCATCCTTGGCGGTGAAGTATCGCTGCTCTCCTTGCGCAGCCTCTCGAAACCGAATAGTCCAGGAAACAGGACGATGGTTGTAAGTGATCGGTATAAAGATCCCGCGACGAAGGCCGGAAAACGGCCCAACCGACTTCAAGCCGTACCTACTGATTAGCAAGTCGGGATCTAGCTTTCGCTCTGTTTTGAGGTAGTCGCGGTCCTTGGGGGTAAGGTCTACCAAGCCCTTTGGCGGCGTATAAATTCCGTACTGCTTCTCGACATGCTCTACCGGTGCATACGCTGCTAGCGACCGAAGCAATTCAAACGGCTGCGCGGTTAAGGCACGAAGCGCGCTAATTACGTTTTTCGGGCCGCACTTGTAGCAGCTAGCCCTGGAAAAATCGTTTTTGATTCCTAGTAGGAATTTTGTGCTATGGCAATAAGGGCACTGTACATTCGACCAGTATGAACGAAAATGCGGGTTGCTTTGGTCGGCAACCCGCACTTGGTTCTGTTCTAAAAATTCCTTGGCGTTCATTGGTCGTTTTCATACGCAGTGGTCAACTTAATCCATGTCCGTGCCGTAGAACAATCTGCGGCAAGCCGCAGCATGTATTGCTGAAATTTCGGGTGGTAAATCTCGAATTTTTGGTAGCGCTTGCTGTATCCTGGGACCATGTTGGTGAACCAATGGATCGCAAACGCTCTAGGAGGCAGCAACCTCTCCCAAAATACTAAAGCATCTGGAAGGCCGCATAGCTTTAGCCAAGATAGCAATGCGCTGTAGGTATCCATTGTGTGCTGGACGTATTCAGGCTGTGCGCCGGTTTCGATTGCTATAGCCTGTGCGTCCTCGGATACCGGATAGCCCGATAAATCGCTGGTAGCCTGTTCGCGCAGCCAATCGTACCTAAGCAAAAATACTGAGCTTGGTATATCTCGAATGCCGGGCGGCTGTGTTTTGCACCATTCAATTACCTTTGCTACCTCGTCTGCTTTGCTCTTTTTAAGGAGCTTAGTAAAGTCGGATAGTCGGCATTGTTTCTTGGTGCATTTTGCAAAGTCCGCCATCAATAAAGACGCTGGGCTTTTCTTCTGCTTTGGTGTTTCTGGTAGTAGTGACATGGTTACTCCGGTACTTTATTGGCCTTAGCGTCGATTTCTCTAAATACGCATTCACGCCATGCTAGCTCAAGACCATCATATATGCCCTGCTGATACGTCATGCGTTGGATCGATGCTTTTCTGTTGTGGTATAGATCGACCACTCGAAAATACTCAGCTTTTGCTTTGTCCATTTTTTGCTTAATTGCTTCGGTTATACTCACTCCGTCACCTCCACGCCAAACGGCACACCGTCATCGCAGACGTAATTATCAAAAACATACTCGTATGTTCGGGTGTAATTAGCGACTGTGATGAGTGAGTTGCTCATCTCAACAATACGAAATAAATGACGATCATTGTCCTTTGCTCGTAGCTTACGATCAAAAAATGGTTCTGCCTCCGTACCGTTTTCAAACGGCCTGTAACGCTTTTGCTTCTCGATCTTGCGAACGATTGGCCGAGCAACAACCATTCCTATTTCGCCCTCCGTAATTCCAAATTGCCCATCAAGGTAGTAATCACCTTTGGACGGAACGCCAATCCGCACCACCTCCCAACCATCCGGCACACCTGGGATGCCTCGAAAACCTTGCTCGCTCATTTCCTATTCCTTTCTAATTTTCAACATTGCGTCGGCTTGTTGATACGACCACACAGCAATCTTTGTTTCGCCGCAATCCAGATGCACTTGCTCAATTGACAGCATTGCTTGCATTGCTTTCGCCGCAAAGTAATCACGCAGCGACATCCCCGGATCAAACCGAGTGCCGCAAACTAAATCAGTCTCAACGAATGGAAACGCTGGTCCACCATCTTCTTGCTCGCTCATTTCTTCCTCCACATCGCATAAGAAATCAAACCACCACCAGCCACCGCAAACGGAAACCACCACGGAATCGCGGATTCCACTAGGTAGCGAAATTCAAATAGACTCATTGGCTTTCCTTTGCAATTCGGAATATCGTGAATTCAACATATCACCGTGATATGTTGATGTCCGCATACTATTTGTTAGGTGGATGCTGGTTGACGCCCAAGCCAATCAATCATCTGCAACGCTGCTTGCCTGCTACGGAAAAAAGCGTCTCTCCAATCGTTACCCGGAACTGCGTACAAATACTGTCGCAAATGCAACGGCACTTCATCCAGGGTCACAAAGCCTCGCCCCATGTAGCCTGTTGCCACACGATAAACCGTTGCTCTCGATCCATCGGAATGTATCTGCACATCGCAGTCGTCAACTCGAAATCCAGCCATCACAACACCTCATCCCCAAAGTACTGCTTTTCGTACTTGCGGCTTTCGCCGCACAGCAAGCATTGGTCGTAATCCGAATCGTCCACCGCTTCCCAGTCGTGCTCACACACATCAAACGTCTCGGCAAAGACGAACGACTTAATGGGCAACGCCCATCTGCCCTTAGCGTCTCTGACAATCCAATCACCTACCGAAACCCTTACTTCATGCTGGCTACGGTTCTTAACGTAAATATCTGTTCCGTCGTGGCGTGCTTTCTCGCCATGAGAAATTAACCAATTGACAATCGAATCCATTTGTCGATTGTCTGCCTCGTTGTTCGTCGTAAACTGAACCGCTTCGACTACTTCTGGTTTTCTGATGTATTTCTGAATCATGCACACACCTAACAAAATGTTGCATCCGAGTCGCGGGTCGGCTGCTTTGTAAAATCAACGTCATCCGCCGCGACCGGATGAACATTAGCGTTAGCCCGATCGTCGCGACGACTTGCGCAACTCTCGGAAAGCGATGCCAGCCGCCATAGCTAGCCCTGAATAGACACCCCAATGGAAATCCGCCAATGTCGCATTGCCGTTTTGTATCGCGTCCAGCCTTGCGTCTTTGGCAAACTTCATTCGTCGCATAATCTCGCGTCTTGCAGACTTGAGAATTGCACCGTCTCGAGTGGTCATTTCGTCAATCGTGTTGATCCAATTGCAGATGCACCGCTCGCCTTTACTCGAGCCGCACGCCTCGCACCCATCAAGCGACGGGCTAACAATTGGATGCATCGAAGCGGCATCCACGCTTTCTTTTTTGCTCATAGTTTTTCCTTTGCCGCTCGATGATCCATTGCGTTCGCCGTACCTAGCTTGCGGCTTGGTCCAGCACCTTCCGCAACCTGTCGCGACATCGGCGGAAAACACCTTCATCGCCCCAAACTTCCGCGAGGTGATCCAATTCGCCCAACACGCTTCGGACCTCAACCTCAAACATTTCAACCCGCGATTGCATTTCGCCGATTCGCCCTTGGACTGGACGACCTGTCTCTGACTCATCCGCTGTCGCCCCTGTCAATTCAAACGACAATCGCAATTCGTTACCGCATCCATCGCATTCGTAAAACTTGTATTCCATAATGAAAACCCAAAAGGACGACGAACAAAGCGGTGAACCGAAGTCGCCGATAGTCCGCTTTCTAAAATCCGAGTCTCTTGGCGGCGACTCGGTTACCGCTGCCGTTCGTCGTATCAACCTGCACGAGCAGAGAGGAACAACGGCAACATGATCGGCCAAAATAAGGCATAGACAAACGGACGCCACAAGTCTTCGCTACGTCCACCAAGAACACAAAAGAACCCAACGAAGAGAAACGTAGCAACCGCTCCGGTGACGTATACACCGGCAAGAAATCCATAAAACATCTTCACGATTAACTCCTTAATAAACGACGAACAAACCCATGCACCCAAGCGGCGATCAGGTGCTATATCTTGGAAACCATCACCCCGCCGCTGGGTGATGGGTAGGCGTTCGTCTACCTAATCCAATTGGATCTCAATGCAAGCCGCCAAGTTGGGTTTGCCGTAGCAATCAATCCACGACTTCGACGACATTCGCCGCTTCGAAAATCCAACGATGACTCCCTTGCGTCGATTCTGTTTTCCATATCCTTTACTGATCGTCACGCGACGACCAACCTTACACGTTCTCTCGTTCCATCGCGGCCCGTATAGCCGATATTCCACCGTCTTTGACCCGTCGCAAAATGCATCATAGTATTCCGTCTTGAGCGGGATAAAAAGCGACGAACAACGCGATGGACCCAAGCCCTCATCGTTGGTTTCTGACATTTTTAACCCTCCTTTCGGGCTGGGTCATCGCCAGCGTTATACGGACTTCTGTTGCAAGTCTCGCAACGTCTCACCAAACTGAATGAACTGCGTCGGGTCGCAATGGTGAATCTCTATTGGATCGCCTTCACCAAACGGAAATTCCCCGTCGTGCCATACGAAAACATCAATACACGAATCTGGCTCCTTGCCCATTACAGCAACGGCCTTTCCGACATATCCGCCCATTTGCGGATACCAAATTGCGTAGGCTATGTTGTGCTCTGTTTCGCCAACCAAAGCGTTCTGGCTGCACTGTTCGCCCGTAGGTTCTTGTAGTTTCATGCTTACCTCAATCGCCGCATAACAAACCCATGCACCCAAGCGGCGATTGGGTGCTCTATCGTTGAAACCATCACCCCGCCGCTGGGTGATGGGTAGGTGTTCGTCGTACCTAGTGGATTATCTTTGCGACCGTCCACGCTGTTTTCAAATCCATGTTTCCGCCAGCCGGTGACTCTCGCCACACGATCCGCACAAACAACCACAATCGTCTAATTATCTTCATTCGCTTCGCACTCCAAACACAAAATCCAGCTTTGTGTATTCCAGCGGTGGCAACTTTGCTTTGTACGAATGAAACCATGCTGCCATTAACTGCACAAACCCGTCGCTGGCTTCGCCACCATCAACGAAATCGACGGCTACACCGCGAAGCTGAGCAATCGCTACTGCCTGCGAAATCGCACTTGATGGAGATGCTCCCACTCCGACGCATGTTCCGCGATCGGTCGCAACTCCAAACACGCTCCCGCGAATCGTATGAACTTTCCACGATTTCATTTACTTGACCCCAACAAAATGACTGTGTTCGCGGTGCCCGCACTTATGGCAAACCTGCTCGATGCACCACCCTAAACCATACTTGATCCAATAACTGCCATCGTATTCGTGCCGACACTCGGTAGAGGCCGACGAACAATCGGATGAACCCAAGTGCTCGGTCTGTTGTTTTTCGTTGTCCATGTTTACTCCGTAGTAAATGTACCTAAATCAGTAAAGTCACTGTGCAATCCCAAGTTGTGGCACCAGCGTATCCAGTTGCTTTTTAACGAGCCGCTGGGTTTCTCGCTCTTGTTTCTTCGCATTCCGAAGCCGGTGAACATCCATCAAATATCGATCTCCGTTCTTTATAGCCTCTTGCAGTACGATTGTCCCCAATTCCTCAACGGTGCATTCCAACTGGCACGCCAAGGTTTTGAAGTCGATCACCAAGTCCGCCGGAAGTCGGTTAATGGTTAAGTTTCTTGTTTGTGGTTTTAGTGGGTTTTGCATTTAGTAGTCCTCCCTTTTTAGATAACAATATGTCAAGCACGGGCAATTCCGTGTTTTGGTGCCCGTCGATGATGCTGTTTGATATGCGCTGCTTGTTTTGAATAGCATCGCATAGTCGTTCCTCAATCGATCCTGGCACCACTAAATAGTAAATTGTGCATTCTTTGTTTTGCGTCAGCCGGTGTACCCGGTCTGCCGCCTGTTCCATAGCCGATGGCGTCCACCACAATTCAGCCATCGCCACCGTGGACGAAGCTGTAAGCGTGATCCCAACGCCAGCCGCCTTGATATTCGCCACCATAAGCCGAGTCCCAGGATCATTCTGGAACTGGTCTACGATGGCTTGACGTTTCTTAGTGGACACTGAGCCATCGATGGCCACAGCGCCCTCTGGTAGTATTCTTCGGCGTAAAACGTCAATCATCGCCGTATGAATCCCGAAAAGAATCAATTTTTCTTGGGGGTTGTCTGCGAGGAATGCCCTAGCCCAGTTTACGATGGCGCGGCACTTCAAGCGGCTAGTCAGCCGAAGCAGCACTCCCAACCTTGTCACAGCCTCCGCTTTCTTAGCCGAGGCTACGTTCCCCATTTTGCTGTTCTCGCTGAGCCAGCCAATAAAGTCGGTTTCTGCCTTTTGTAATTCCTCTGGATTATCCAGAGACATCGGCAACACTACCAGCTTTTTGCTTGGTAAATCCAAAACCTTATCTTTGAGGCGACGAAGCGTAAACGGCTGAATCGCTGCGTGCAATTCCTCCAGATTCTTAGCCCCTTTGTATTCCCAGCCCCACGGGGATTTCTTAGGATCACAAAATTTCCAAGCATAGGCTTGCCAGCTTGGGAATAGCTCTGGCCGAATGATGTTCAATATCGGCCAAAAGTCAGCCGGTCGGTTCATCACCGGCGTACCGGATATGCCGATCACCTTTGTAGATAGCCTAGAAAGCCGCTTAGCGGCCTTTGTACGCTTCGCGGCGCGGTTAGCCAAATTGTGGCACTCGTCAAACGCGATGCACTTCCACGGCACGTTTAGAAGCGCTGGCTGTTGTTCGTACAGGATGTCATAGTTGACGATAACCGCCTTTGGCAGATCGTCCGGGAGTGCGGTCGGCTCTTTGCCGGACAGAATCAGCGAGTCAGCGCCCGCCCAGGTCCGCAGTTCTCGCTCCCAGTTGTGTTTAAGCGATGCGGGACACACAACGAGCATAGGCCATAGGTCTTGGCGCTTAGCGAGGGTAGATACCTGCGCAGTCTTTCCAAGTCCCATCTGGTCGGCTAATAAAATGCCGCCGTGGACCTTTTCCATGAAGGCTACGCCTTCCTCTTGGTACGGAAATAGTTGCATCGCTTACTCTTTACTCGCTGTTTCGCGGATCGTTTCTTCGACGATCCCTTTTTTCAAATCGCAGGCAAGGCATTGCCGAGATGCCAGTTTGTGGCCGCATTCGGGGCATCGCCCTATTGGCCGGTTCTTGTGGATAAACTTTTGTAAAGTCGCTTCTACAAGCACCCTCAGCTTTCGCTGGGCTTCCTTGCGTTCTTCCGGGCTGTGTTTGTTTGGTTTCAGTTGCCACCTTAGCGGGTGAGCCTGCCAAAACATATAAGCAAGGTCGTCAAATGTTTTTGTGCTGTACCGCACCTCATGCTCCATCTGTTGCAACGTGTGCGGCGATAGCTCAATTTTGATTTCTTCGCTGTGTTTGGACACTATTCATCCTCCTGTGCCTGTACTGCCCATACCTTGCTCGCCGAGATCGATTCGGTGATTGCGTCAAACGCATCATCGATCCGGCTGCCACTCCAACCCTTTTGGCGAAGCTCGGTGCGAATGGTTGTCTTGATCGTCCAGTGTTTCTTGCCACTGGCTGCCAGTTCCAATGCTCGCTCCACCAAGGGCTGATAATCGGAATCCAGGTCGGTTGCGGTGACGCCAGCATCAGTCAGCGGTCCAAAACCCTGTCCCCGGCTCTTTCGAGCGTAAACGACTCGAAGCCGGTCAAGGATTTTGTTGCGGACTGCTCTGGTAATGTACGTTGAAAGTGCAGCCTTGTCAGGCTGATACTGGTCAAAATGCCGAACAACTGCAAAATAAGCATCGGAAAGACAGGCATCGACGTCATCGTTGTATTTGCGGGCCAGCTTCCCGGCTACAATTTCAGCTATTCGCAAAGCTCGGTCAAAATCAGACATGGCAAAAAACTCCTGTCAAACTAAAGTGTTGTGATGTGAACTGTCCTAGAAAGGTATCGACAAAACAGAATGTTGTAAAGACAACATTTCGCCATTTTTGCGAAAGTTGGTCAAGATTTTTTGCTAAGAGCCTTTTCCACAGACCAGCCTCTGTTCAGCCGCATTAGCAGAGTCCAGTAACCAATGCCAAGCTCGTCAGCCCATTCCGTAAGACTTTTGGTTTTCCCGTTATGCGTTATTAGCCTAGTCGTGGTTCTATTTCTAGTTTGTTCTAAAGGTGTTGCCCAGCGACAGTTTTCTGGACAGTAGTTGCCGTTTACATCGATTCGATCAATCGAATGCTTAGGTGTTGGTTTTCGTCCCATGTCGGCTAAGAAATTTTGAAATCCATTTTCGCCTGACCAGCGTTCGCAAACCTTTATGCCTCTGCCACCATAATGTTGGAAACCATATACATTTGGATTACCGCATCTTGCTTTTATGTTGGTCCAGCATGCATATTCCGGTGTTCTGCTTTCGCCGTGTTTTGTTCTGGTCTTTTTTGCCATTTCAGTTCGTAGGCATCCGCAGCTTTTTGTATCGCCATCGGCAAGACGGGTTGTTAGGATGACTCGGACATTACCACAGGCACAGCTACAAACCTGAAAAGCCTGTCGGTTTCCAGTTTTGCCGGTAGGCAATAAAAACTTGGGACCGATGGTCGTTAAACGACCAAAGGTTTCCGGCTCAAAAGACTTGGCAATGCGGATTCCGTGTACTAGAATGTACTCAGCCATGATAGTTCCTCTATAACTAGATTGGTTAGAAAAGCCGATGCAGCTACAACTGCTCGGCTTTTCGCATTTTAGCCCAAAAGTTTTACGACGGCAACTCTTTGCTATAATCAAAACAAACTAAAAGGGGCTACAGATGGTCAGGGTAAACAAAACTTGTAATTTAGGTGACGTCGTGCAGGTCCGATTTTTGGACCATGCGGAAGGAGACCGGCACGTTTTCTTCGAGATTTTTGGCCGAGTCCTGCGTAAAGATAGGCGAACCCTAGTAATAGCCTGCTGGAAGTACGCTGACAGCGACGAAATCGATGACAATACAGTGTGCTACACAATTTTAAGGGCCGGTATTCGGTCGATTGACATTTTAGAGAGCAAACAATGGCAACCTCAGCAAAAGACACAAACAACCTCCCAGCCCGCGCCTGCAAATTCTGCCAGTGGTGTAGCGGCCAAGGAAAAGCCCGAGAATGTCGATACAATCCCCCCAAAGTAGGGGGATTTCCAAGAGTGCAGCCTAACGACTTCTGCTCGAAATACTCGGCAAACGACTTGCTGATCGACGCAGAGATCGAACGGCGTGCGCGGGAAGCTCAGAAAGCCCTAGAAATAGAAAAAGCGCTCAAGCGCGTGCCATGAAACAATTTGAGATTCATCTAGCCGCTTCGTGTTCTTGTGCAGGCAAGGTCGGTCACTGGGTTGCCGACATTTACCCAGTCGGCCAAAAGTGGGATGTCCAGTTGCAAGGCAAGGCAAACTGCACCACCAACGCCAAACTCTTTTTTAAGGCCGCTACCGCAGCGTTAGACGACTTGCTAGAGAAGTCTGAGGTAGAACTGCACCTGCCAGCCGGTGAAGCCCTAGACCTCATTTTGGGGCTTGTAGAGGGTGGTGATTGCCGAGACAACAATTTGTGGGAATCCCTAGCCCAAGAATGCGACCGGCATATTGTGAAAATCTGCGCTGCGACCACCCATTGCAAGCGACACAAAGCCGCTATCAGCCGCCTAAATGCTCTAATCGCGGAGTAACGGCTTCTTCAATCAGCAGGCCATCCAAGTCGGTCATCCCAGCTTGCTTTACCGCTAACAGGATTTTTGCCTTGGTATCGGTGTCTAAATCCAGCTTGGCAACGTCGATCACGGCGTGAACGTGGTTGACAGTGCCCTCGACCCGGACAGTCTGACCGTAACCGCGATCCCGGTTCAAAGTCTGATTGGCGAATATGATCGACTTGGTATCGCCGTTGGCGACTTTGTTCATCAGAGCCGATTCCAGAAAATTCTGCTTGGCAAAATGAACCTCAGCCCAAAGCTCGGAGAATCGTGGATCACTTCGCACCCAGGCATCTAGCTTTGCCTTGGGTATGTCGAGCATCTGGCAGCATTTGTTTAGGTCAAACCGGGTGACGCTGAGCGCATGTACCAGCAGACGCTGCTTATCGTAATCGCCACGGGTAGCCATGTTAAACATTACCGCCTCTTTAGCGGTAATATCTTCACCATTAAGTTCTTCCCAGAGTTTTTTCAGTTCCGGTGGTAAAGAATTGCTGATGTGCTGAGCCATCAGGTTGGCGTTGCCGGAATTGGCGTTATTGGCCCTAGCAGAAATGATGGCTCGGTAGAAGGGCGGATATTCCGCTTTCCATTCCTTTAGCTTGCTTTCGGAAATACCCAGCGCCACTGCTATTTCTTTATCCGAAGTACAAGTCAGCGCTGCTTGGTAGGCTTGCCAGATGCGATCCGGGGTCCATACGTTCGGGTTTGTTTCGGGTTCAGTCATCGGATTTCCGTGTTTGCTTGTATCGGCGATTTTGGCATTTTATCGACGAACTCCTGGACATCGTGCAGCTTGCAATGGCACGTATAACAGACAACCATAATATCACGCCGTTGCTCATGGCCTAGCGTTCGATAGTGCTTATGATGGCATTGAAGATTGTTTTCGCTTCCGCAGACTTCGCAGGCCTTGGTTCGCTTTCTCCAATAGTGGGATTTTTTTCGCCATTTGAGAGATCGAATGTATTCGTGGTATTGTGGCTTTTGTTGTTTTTGCTTGCCTTTTTGTTTTTTATTTTTTGGCTTGTGCTTGGTCCTGGGGCGATTCACTGGGGCTTCGGTTTCTAGCCATTCTTTATACGCCTCTTGTTTTTGCTTTAGGCCGTTCCTCTCATACCATTTTTCAAAGGCTTCTGGATACATTACACCGGTCCCTTGATTTTGAATGTAGGTTTCATCCCGTGGCCCCGAAACTCGGCGGATATGGTGGATTTGACTTCTTCGGCGTGTCTTTCTTCTACGATAAACTCGTCATGTACGGTGATTATAGGTATTTTAGCCAGCTTTGGAATGACTGTAGAAATCAGGATCGAAGATTCCATTCGTTGACATTTGTGTGCGACTGCCTGATGACCGTTTATTTTCTCATTTTTGAGAAATGCCGCCAAAGGCCCAAATTCGCGTTCTAACGCGATGTATTCAGGCATGGCTGTCATCATACCAGATCGTTCAAAGACGCAGCGTATGAGGCCATTCTTGGCCTCTAAACGCGATTTACCAAGAATGGCCCCCAAGTAGTCGTAAATCTCACCTGATTTGCACAGGTCAAACCACTTTTGCAATGGTGGCGACATTCCGTAGGCATTGCGAACTACTGCTCCGAGGATGTACATCTGGCAGGAAGCAATATCGATTGCCACCAACGCAGAATTGCCTTGCAGCAAATGGCGATGTTTAAACGCGGTGAAGTTGGAATGAAAGCGACCGAAGTCGCAGCGAGATCCGTAGAAATCCCCTGCCGATATTCTGCCCCAACAGAATGCTTGCCACGGATTTGTAAACATCGGCGCCTCGTCTGGCAGCCAGAAGTGGCGGAAATGCGATACTAGCAGCTTTGCAGGGGCATCTAGTCTAGCCCGGTCGATAGATAGTATCGGTCTGTAGTTCCTGGACAGTTCGTACATCTCGCAAGCGCCGGTGCGGAATGCGTCAGTAAGGCGAATGCTTTGGCAATAGCCACCGGGTCGATTGCTGTAGCGGTCGTTAAGCTCAAATATGTCCGGGTGATTACGGGCTGCTTTTTTAACCTTATCGCAGCCACTCCCAAACTTGCCGCGCCAACGGTCGTAAGGAAATGGGATGAAGAATCCGTAATCTCGTCGTTCTTTGGTGGCGGCGGTTGCCATGAGGAGTAAGAAAGATAGCCTAGCTAGGTTATCGGATTGGTCCCCAGAAAATTCTGCCCCTAATGGGATAGGAATGTACCGCATTCCATTGCTTTTTGTGTTTGCATCGGTTATCATTTTGTTACTCGCTTGTTTGTGGATAATAGCTTGGACAGGCGACAGAGCAGCCAGGGTGTTACGACCCTGGCTGTTCGCTTTTACGGCCTCAGTCGCATTCTAGCACGGCTAAAGTACAAATGCAAACACTCGGTAACCGGTGCTTACCGGTGCTTACCGGCCTTCCACCCACCCACCCCGCCCAGAGGGGAACCCGGCCCCGCCGGGGGCCCCCCTTCCCCAATATGTCCCACAAATTCCGGTTTGACCAATGAAAACATTGGGTAAAACGAAGTCCGAGTGAGCTAATTTTTGGGGTATGATTTTGAGGGTTTGTCTCAATTTGAGACACTCAAATTAGCTCAAAATTTAGCTCAAAATTACGTGCCTCAAACTTCACTCTTTTGCGTAAACCGGCGCCTGCCGGTACAATAAAAGTACGATTGGGTTGACTACTCTTACGCTAGAAAGCGTACCTATGGCAAAGCGCAAGCAACCAGCAACGCAGGCCGACCAGGAAGAACATATCCCACCACCAAGGCGATCTAAACTAAACCAGAGCCAGCAGCGGGCCTGGGAACTGATGCAGGAACACCCGGTAGTGTGTCTTGTAGGGCCTGCCGGGACTGGTAAATCGCACTGTGCTATCGAGCATGCCGCGACTGCTGTACGTCAGCGAAAGTACGAGAAAATCGTATTTGTGCGATCCCCAGTAGAAATGGGACGATCCAGGCTCGGCTTTATTCCCGGTGAAGTTAAAGACAAGATGGCCCCTTATATGGCCCCCTTGCTAGCAATCGCCAAGAAATTCGGGGTTAAGCCGGATGCAGTCGAGTGCTACCCGACTGGCTTCGTCCAAGGCATGACATTTGAAAAGTCCATCGTCATCGTCGATGAAGTCCAAAACCTAGATATAGAGGAATTTCGGGCTATCGTAACTCGGCTCGGCGTTGGTTCTCAAATGATCCTGGCAGGCGACCCGGCCCAAGACACTAGACGAATCGGGTCGTTCTCGTTATTCTTAGATCGGATGCAATCCTGTAAATCAGTCGGCATTCAGTATTTTAGTGAATCGGACAACATGCGAAACCCAGTCATTATAGAAGTGCTAAAGGCACTCGAAGGTGCCTAGTTGGCTAGAGTCTTGGTGATTCCCGATACGCACTGCCCTGCGATGTTACCAAAGTTTCCGGGGTTTCTATCTAAACTCGAAAAGCAATACAAATGCAATCGAGTCGTCCATCTCGGTGATCTGGTGGATAATGCCGCGATCAGCTACCACGAAAAGCACCCCGGACTTTCATCAGCGCCGGAAGAATATAAAAAAGCCAAGAAACAAGTAGCCGAGATTACCAAGCGATTCCCGAAAGCCGATCTGCTTATCGGCAACCACGATGCACTAACAACCAGACAAGCGGTAAGCATCGGACTTCTGCCTGAATGGCTTCGGGACTTCAACGACATATGGGCACTTCCTAAGGCTTGGAAAGTCCATTCTCGCTTTACCGAGATTGAAATAGATGGTGTGATCTATATGCACGGTGACAGCGGAAAAGGCGGCCAATTCGGCGCTATTAAAACTGCGATGGCAAAATTCGGAAATGTCTGTATGGGCCATTTGCACGCAGACTTCGGCGTGTTTTACTACGCCAACGCGAGGAATCGCGTTTTCGGTGTAGCGGCTGGATGCGGGGTCTGCCACAAAGCCCTGAGCCAGCAGTACGGCCAAAAGTTTGTAAGAAAGCCAATTGTTGGGGCCGCCGTTATCCTTGACGGCCACCCTATCGTAATACCCATGAACCTGTAGTTGAAAGCTCTGTATGTCAATCGACGCATTCTTAACCGTCCACGGCCATCTCTACGACTGCGAGGGACGGTGCCTACAAAAACTAGCCGAGGGTAAAAAAGTCCTCGAAATAGGCACGCACCACGGCAGAAGCGCGATTGCTATGGCCGCCACGGCTTGCCACGTTACCACGATTGACCACTACCAAGGGGACGGGCAGATCGGCGCTCCTTCGCTGCAAGAAGCCTCCTACAACATC